AGTTCTTCCGCTTCGGTGCCTTCGCCGGATGGGTCTGGGAGGCCGCGGAGCGCCAGGCCCGGCCGCCGGGCTATGGACAGTAAAACGTCATTGCACTACGGCTAAGCCCTGTGAAGAAGAAAGCCCGTCGGCGCGAACCGGCGGGCTTTCAGGGGTGACGCCCCTTGCAGGGAACAGCGAAGCGTCGTGATCTCTATACAAGCCCAGCCGTTCCCGGTCAAATGTGATTATACACCGCCGCAATACGGGGACGGGCTGTGCAGGCAATTCATGTTGAGGTCAAAAACCGCGACGCGCTCTATGCGCTCGATGCGCTTGCCCGTCGGCAAATTCCCTTCGCCACCGCCGTTGCGCTGACCCGTACCGCGATTGAAGCCCGCGATGCTGTGCGGATGCAGGCGAAGGAGCGCTTCACCATCCGAACCCCTTGGGTGCTTAAAGGCATTCAGGCGAAGTCAGCGGATAAGCGCAGCCTGACCGCGCATGTCATCGCCCGCGACGACTTCATGGCGCTACAGGAAGAAGGCGGGGTGAAGGAAGCCCGTGGCAAAGCGCTAGGCGTGCCGGTGGAAGCCCGCAATCCGAAGACGTTGGTAACCCGACCGAGTAAATGGCCCGGCGCGCTGCTACGACGGAAACGCAAATTCTTCACCGGTCAGGTCAAGGGCAATGTCCCCGCCGTATTCCGGCGTGATGAGGACGGCGGCCTGACGCTGTTCTACACCCTGCGGCCTAGGGTTTCGATCAAGCCCCGTTTCGGCATGGTGGAGAAGGTCCGTGAGGTTGTGACTTCACGATATGCCGCGCTGTTCGCGGAAGCCTTCGCCCAAGCCCGCAAGACGGCGAAGCCGCGATGATCCTCAACCGCTATGACGTCGCCGATAGCTGGTCGGATTGGTGCCCCGACCTGGATACCATCGACCGCGTCGGCATGGCGTTTCTGCTGGAATGCTCGGCCAACGGCGTCGCCTATACCTCGACGCAGCGCCTAGCCCGTGCGCTCAGCATCACGGAGAGCCGGGCGGAGCAATTGATCTTGCGGCTTAAATTCCGGGGATACGCAAGAATTGCGCACTTGGGCGATTGCATCGAAGACGTCGATCAGTCGACCAGCCAATTCTATCAAATCTACTTTGACGACATCTGCCTAAACGGCGGTCAGCCGCTCACCCTAATCCACGTCGCCAGACAGTGAGGACAGCACGATGGCAAAGCTCCCCTTTGTGAAGTTTTTCCCCAACGACTGGCGGGCGGAGACATCTGTTCAGTTGTCGTCGCTGTCGGCGCGCGGCCTGTGGCTCGAAATGCTGCTGATCATGCACCGGGCAGAGCCGCGGGGGCACCTGCTGGTCGACGGCAATCCGGTGGAGCCGCCGGAGTTGGCAAGGCTGGTCGGTGCGCCGCTTGCCGAGGTCGAACAGGGGCTATCCGAGCTTGAGCGCCGGGGTGTTTTTTCCCGCAACCGCGCCGGGGTGATTGTGTCCCGGCGGATGGTGCGTGAGGAGAAGCTGTCGAGCAAACAGAGAGATAACGTCGAGAAAAGGTGGAGAAAACCGCAAAAACCAGACCCAGAGCAAACCACTGAGAACAAAGAGCAATCCGACTTTGGTAATACCAAACCGATACCAAACGGATACCAAACCGATACCCATCAGAGGTTCAGAGGCTCAGAGGTTCAGAATAAGGCTAGTTCTGAACCGTCAGAGCAAGCTTCACCGTCCCCTGTTACCGTTAGAGCAAACGGAGAGGTCGGGGCTAGTTCTGAACCAGCGCGCGCGCGCAAGCTCGAACTGGACCCGGAGCCGGAACGCGCCGCCACCGTCATCCAACACCCGAACCAGCAGTCATGGTCAGCCCAAGCCGTCACGGCCCTGCGCAAGCTCGGAGTTGATCGGGACAAGGCGCAGGAGGCCGTCGCGATCTGGCGGAAGCGTTTCAGCCAAGACGACATCGATGAAGCCATCGACACCGCAAAGTTGGAGGACCGACAGGGCGGTCAAAACATCATCGGCTTCGTTGGTGCGGTTCTCCGTCGGATGAAGCGGGAGCATGAGCAAGTCCAGGCCGCAGAGCGCCGGGCTGGCAAGAAGCAGCAGCGGACACGGTGGTCCCCGCGCTTCGGTCAGGTGACTTACACAATCGGCGAACGCCTGGACCTTCCCGATAAAAGCTACATCGACGAAGACGGCGTGCTCTACGAAAAGAACCTCAACGGTCCGGGATGGGATCGTTACGGCGGCGGCTGCTAGCGTTTAGAAAATCGGAAAACGGGGAACAGCGATGAGCGTAGCGGAAGAACTTGGTGCCAACGGAATACGGCCGCGGAGCTTTGAGCCCGGATCGTACAAAACCACATGTCCGAAGTGTTCTCACACCCGGAAGAAGAAAAGCGATCCTTGCCTCAGCATCACCATCAACGCGGATGAAACCGCGCTGTGGTACTGCCACAACTGCGAATGGAAGGGAGCCGTCGGGAAATCCGACCACGGCAACCGGCAGACGAAAATCTACAAACGGCCGAAGCTACCGGAGGAACGGAAGACATCGGCGAATATGCTGGCGTGGTTCAAGAACCGCGGGATCAGCGAGGAAACCGTTCAGGAGTTCGGCTGCTACCGCACCGCGCATTTCTTCCCGCAGCGAAACGGCAAGGTGAACTGCATCGCCTTCCCCTACACCGTCGGCGGCGAAGTCGTGAATGTGAAATACCGCGCGGATGTCGAAGACCCGCATACCGGGGCCTGGAACAAGATCATGGCGCAGGAGAGCGAGGCGCAGCCCTGTTTCTTCAACGCCGACAACATGGCGACCGATGAAGTCATCTTTGCCGAAGGCGAGACAGACGTGATGTCGCTTTGGGAAGCCGGTTATCGTTCGGTCGTCTCGCTTCCCAATGGTGCAGGCAAGACGGCGAAGTTCGATGCGCATGATCTCCGCTTCGTTCCGTTCAGCTTCCACGCCGAACAGGTCATCAAGCTGTCGAAGGTCATCATCGCCACCGACATGGACGCCCCAGGTGAGGCGCTGGCGAAGGAAATCGCATGGCGCGTCGGAGCCGACCGCTGCTTCCGCGCCAATTGGCCCGATGACTGCAAAGACGCAAATGAGGTCTTGGTAAAGCACGGCGCTGAGAAGTTACGGGACTGCATCAACTCCGCAGCGCCTTGGCCGCTCGACGGCATTATGCGGCCGGTCGCATTTCGTGATGACGTCTTCGCTATCTATCGCGGTGAAATCGACAAAGGTCTCAGCACCGGATTTCTGGCGCTTGATCCCTACGTCCAATTGATGCCGTGTTCATTCAACGTCATCACCGGCTTTCCGAACTACGGCAAATCGACGTTCATGAACCAGCTCTGCCTGAACCTGTCGAAGCGCGAAGGCTGGCGTTGGGCGGTGTTCTCACCCGAGCAGACCCCGCGATGGAACATGATCCGCCTCGCCGAAATGTTCCTCGGCAAAAGCTTCAACGGCAGCGCCTATCTCCGGATGACGGAGGCAGAACTGGCCTTCGCCTTGGAGTGGATCGACAAGCACTTCGTCTTCCTCGGCTCGCCTGAGGCCGCACCGACGATTGAATGGCTACTCGAACGCGCCCGCTACGCCGCGGTTCGCTACGGCATCAACGGCCTCGTCATCGATCCCTGGAACGAAGTCGAGCAAAACAGAAGTCGCTACACCACCGAAACGGAATGGATCGGCGGCTCCATCGGACAGATCAAGCGCTTCAACCGGGCGCACGAAGTTTCCTCCTTCGTCGTCGCCCATCCGTCCAAACCGGCAAAGGAAAACCGCGGACAGATGAAACCGCCCGGCCTCTACGACATCAGCGGCTCACAGCACTGGGTCAACAAAGCCGACCTCGGCTTGGTCGTTCATCGCGATGACGATGCAGGGCGAACCGACATCCACATCCGCAAGGTCCGGGAGCAGCCGACCTTCGGCAAGCTCGGCACCGCGCATCTGCGGTTCAGCGGCACCACCCGGCGCTTCGAGGAAATCGAGGAACCCGCCCCCGGCCTCGGCTTCGGCAGTACCACCCCGGCTAGACCCTACCGGCCCTCGGCACCGCCCCCCGACCCGGAACCGGATCACCCGGCCTTTTCCGGCTTCGCGGAGTAACCGCACCCTACCCCGGCCTCTAGCATCCACGCCGCGCCCCAAATTCCGGGGGCTAGGCGCGTTGCAAGGGGTGGGGCGCTATACCCCTACGTAGCAGCCTCTAGACCCCATTGTACGGCCGCCCAATCGCGATTATAACCCCGCCTACGGAGTACAATCCGTTGCCCTTGCCCCTACCGGCCGCGGCCCCTACCCTCTCCAGGCGCTTGGGCTGTCCTCCCAGGCGCGGCGGGGAGCGGGCAGGCCAGCAGCCGCGGCACCCCTCCCCGTCACCCCTACCCATATCCCATTGATAAACAACAGCAATCAGTGAAACCGCGGGGCGTCGGTACAACAGCATTTGACGCTAACCCACTGGTTCGCATAGAAGTTCACGGGTCCTTCCTGGGGTGTTATGCCGCGGGTACGGCGCGCGCGCAGTAAAACGCTAGCGAGCGGGCGCTAAAAAAGGTTTGAACATCAGAGGGTTAGATGGGGGTGCCGATCCGGCAAGCCGCCCGCGAACTCGGTGTTTCGGACGCCGCGGTTAGCAAGGCGATCAAGACCGGCCGGATCAGCGCTGAACCGGATGGTACGATCGACGTCGGACGCGCCCGGCGGGATTGGGCGGCCAACACCAACCCGGCATGGTCCCGGATCGGGCAGGACGGCAGCCGACGGCCGGACCCGAAGCAGAAGAAAAAGCCCCCGCGCAAAGCGCCGCTCAAAGGCACCGCCAAGCGCGATGAGACCGCGATCCCGGCCCCCGCCGATACGGCAACAGGTCAAGGCACTTCACCTGCGGACGCGCCGGAAGGAACGATCAATCTCGCCCGCGCGCGAACCGCCAAGATGGCGGTTGACGCTCAGCTTGCCCGCCTGGAATTGCAGAAGGCGCAAGGCGCGCTCGTCGATGCGAAGGCGATGCGGGCGCTGTGGTTTACGACGCTGCGGACCATTCCTTCAAGGGTTGCCGCCCGCTGTGCGCTTGAGACCGATCCGCGCAAGGTTCAATTCATCATCGAGGACGAAATCCAAAGCGTCCTGACGGAATTACAGAATGATCTCCGACCTATTGGCGGGCAGCCCGTCACTACACCATCTTCTGACGGCCGCACGGCAGGCGCTTGAGCCGGACACGGTTCAGACGGTGAGTGAATGGGCGGAAGCCCATCGCATCCTCAGCCGCAAGGCCAGTGCGGAGCCGGGACGTTGGCGAACAAGCCGGACGCCGTATCTCCGCGCCATCATGGACGCGCTATCGGCTCGTCATCCGGCGGAGCGCGTGGTCTTCATGAAGGGTTCTCAGGTCGGCGCAACCGAGGTCGGGTTGAACTGGATCGGCTACACCATCCACCGCGACCCCGGCCCGTTTCTGATGGTGCAGCCGACGGACCTTGCGTTGAAGCGCTATAGCAGGCAGCGCTTGGACCCGATGATCGAAGACAGCCCGGAGCTTGCCGTCAGGATCAGCGATCCGCGGAGCCGGGACGCCGCGAACAACGCGGTGATGAAGGAATTCCCCGGCGGCGTCATCATTCTGGCCGGAGCCAACAGCCCGTCGAACCTCCGCTCCATGCCTGCACGGAAATTCTTCGGCGATGAAGTCGACGCCTATCCGATTAGCGCCGGTATGGGGCAGAACGCGGAAGGCGATCCGGTAGACCTTGCCGAGCGCGCGCTACAGACCTTCTGGAACAGTAAAGAATATCTCTGCTCGACACCGTTGAAAAAAGGCTCAAGCCGTATCGAGAAGGCGTTCCTCGAAGGCAATCAGCAGTACTATTTCGTCCCCTGTCCGGAGTGCGGCGAATTTCAAATTCTGAAATGGGCGCAGGTGCAGTGGCCGGAAGGCAGACCGCAGGAAGCCCACTATGTCTGCGAGCATTGCGGTGCGGCGCTCAGCGAGGGCCACAAGCAATGGATGCTGGAACACGGACAGTGGCGGGCGATCTCCGATGGCGACGGACGGACATGGTCCTTCCATCTCTCATCGCTCTATAGTCCGCCGGGTTGGGAAAGCTGGCGTGGCTTGGCCCTCAAATTTACCCAGGCCAGAAACGATCCGCTTCGCCTACAGGTCTTCGTCAACCAGAAGCTCGGGGAGCCGTGGGAGGAAGACGGCGAACGACCGCCCGCCGATAGC